GTAATTAACTCCTGCTTCAGTTAACACACCCTTAAACACAGCTTCAGTTATATCTCCTATTAACATACGCAATAGGAAGTTAGAACCGGGGGGTATTGCTTTCTCAGGTTTATTCTTCATAAACCAAAGTTGACAAGTGGCTCTTCCTATGTTGCTTGCTCTTAATCTAAACTTATTATTTTTTCTGCCTTCAAATTGTTTATCTAATGATTGCTCTACATGCTTCATAATCTTTTGTTTGGTGCTTTTAGACATGCCTACAGAGCCATTAATTACGTTTGTAAAATAGTTATGTACCTGAAGTTCAACAGGATGCTCCATATCAAAATTCCTCTGTTACGTCTACAAACTCCTCTATCACACTAGTTTCTTCATCACTAAACAAAACTGTATTGTTTATCTCATTATACTTGTCTGTAATGTAATCATTTTGGCTATCAACCCATACTACAAAGTTAGCAAACACTTCTTGATCTGTGTCTCCTATCTTAATTTCTTTTGAAAAATCTACAGAAGGAATAGGAGTATATACCATATTACCATTTGGCATTTGTTTTCCTTCAGTAGTCATTTTTATCTCATGTTGTGGCAATAGACGCCTTGATGATAAGTACTTTCCAATAGTTTGTCCCATTATTTTGAAAGCATCTTTGTTATTTATTTCCCACACAACAGGAATCTCCTTGTCCTGTTGCTCTTGTACTTCTCCTTTGTCATTCATGGTTTCATTTAAAGAAGCCACACCAAAGAGCGCCCTCACACGCTTAACAGAAGAAATTAGACGACGAGTAGATTCAGGTAGAGCATCCCAATCCTTGATGAATCCGGAAGGACGCCCACAATTGAAGCTACCGTCATCATCCATTAAATCATTGTTGTTAAATGTGTCTTGTGTAACAAAAACAGACTTTATAAACTTTCCCTTTCTACCATCCTTATCTGGACTAGCATAAGGAACCCAACGGGTATACCTGAACCGTTGTAAAAATGGGCGAAAGGTAATGCCTTCCGAATAACTAACTTGACCATTATTGTTTATAGTAAAAGTCCCACCTGAAACAACTTCCATTTGTCGTTTCTTGCCATTTGTATCTACTGTATCCATAATAGGCTGATGATTAATTTTCATGCGCGGAATAGTCAGGGGAGCATCTGTTTGCAATCCCATTCCCATAGCATTCGCCATTACTTCATAATTATCTGTGCTGATTGTAGCTAATTGTTTGTCCATTTATTAATCCTTTCATAAGTTTGAATCTGACCATTATACATTAAAATAAAGTTTTGTCAAGAATATTCTGCTACCTCCATCCAATTATCTCCTATTTTACAATCCATATTTAATGGCACATCAAAATATAGTTCAAACTTTATCCCCAGCATAGTTTGTAATGCATTTTCTACATCACCTATACACTCTTTAACTTGAGCCTCTTCACCGGGATATGTGTCAATGATAATGCTGTCATGAACACTATTAACAATCATACTCTTTAACTGTTTCTTTTGTATTCTTTTTTCAACTAGCAATAAAGTAAATTGAACAATATCCGTAGATACAGATTGTACTGGATAGTTTTTAACTGCAGTAAAATATGTAATTCCTCCGTTGCTTCTACGTTTAGCATCAGGAAATGCAAATTGCCTTCCTGTGGGCGTTGTAACCATTCCTGTAGCCATTACCTCATTAGCCAATGATCTATGCCATTCACCAATTCCCGTGTATTTTTGTACAAATTGTTGGTAGTATGCTGCCTCTGCTGTTGTTCTTCCAAACCCCGTAGCACCAAATAGAGGGGCAAACGTGTGCTCCTTGGCTTCTTGTCTTGAGGTTTTCTGCCCTGCATCCGTAATAACTTTTGCAGTATAGCTATGAACATCAAACCCTGTGTTGATTTCGTTTTTGGCAATGTCATCCTTCCCTAAAAAAGCTGCTATTCTAAATTCAAGTTGAGCGAAGTCTGCCTCTATAATTTTTCCCCCGTCCCAACGCGATTTAAAGACACGCTTTATTGGAAAAGTATTTCCCCTTGGCATATTTTGTAAATTTGGAGAATCAGAAGCCAACCTTCCCGTAGCCGTTCTGTGTTGTACTAGTCTAACATGCAGCATACCATCTGTTTTCATATATGTTTCTATACCATCAACAAACGAAGATAGATATGTATCCAAAGCAGATAGCCTACGAACTTTGTATAAAAAGGATTGTTCTTTTACCATATTTTTTCTCTTGGCTACCTCCTCTAACATTTCTACGTTAGTTTTACTCGTACTGAACCCATGATTAGATACCCAACTTGCTGAAGGTGCAGAAAACTTTAACCCTGCTATTCTTTTTTGAGGTATATAGAGTATGCCCTTCTTGTTACACACCTTACAAAGTCTTTTACCTTTTCCAATTGTTCCATCTTTCTTTCTAACAAAGGTAAACCCTCTTCCAAAACAATCTGAACATTGTATTGCTTTAGTTTTATATACAAGCCTACTGTTTTCTTTCACCACTGAAGCAAAATCTTTTTTCTTCATGTATTTTGAAAAACATTTTGACCAATTAGCCTTATCTATTGGCTTACAACTGTATATAACTGTACTTAACTGCTCTGGAGAAGATAAATTTATTGGTGTATCTCCCATAAGCTCTACAATTTGCTCATTAAGTTCTTGTGAAATACTGAACTGTTCTTTCTTAAACTGTTCTTTTACCCTACTAAGTTCTTTCTTATCTACAGTAAATCCCCGTGAATATATCTTTGCCAATAAAACACATAACTCATTAGTCAGTGTACATATTGACTCAAGACAAGAATACTCCTCAGTATATAACTTCTTTCTAAGAACACCAGATAACTCTTGTGTAATTCTAACATCAGTTAAACAATATTCTTTCAATTCTTCTCCCTCTATTTCATCAACAGCAACACCTTCTTTGAGTTTATTCTTCATTAAATCCATCTTTTGATTATCAAGAGCATACCTCTCAGCAATCGCTTGTAATGAGAGTGGTTGTTTTTGTGCTCGTTGAAATAAGTATTCCATTAACATGGTATCAAATACTGGCCCGTCATATTTAAAACCACAATCCCACAACCAAATCAACTCATGTTGTGCGTTATGACAAATTATTACTGCAGCTTCATCAAGCTGTGCTTGAAGCCTATCTTTAGAAGAAGCATCACTATGCGTACTATGATTAAACCAAAACACAGATTCCTCACCCGTGTCCTTTTTGGTACACACAAGAACAAGTTTGTTGTTTGGTGTAAATGGGTCAAGTAAAATTTTACCTGAAGGCAATTTAGTTATTGTGTTTTCAATGTCTATTGTAAGTTTCATGTTATTTTCCTATGCTCTAAATGTTCCAGTTTTTGAATCAAATAAAGTAACTATTTTACCATGCCTTCCCGTAAGTTTATTCTTTAAGATTAGCCAATGTCGTTCTGGACTATCCTGCTCTTGTTGCCCCTCAAAATTTTGAATCATAGGGGTTTTTGTAATACAAAATAATACGTCTGCCTCTGATGCCTTACCTGTACGACTGCCCTCAAGCATGGACATATCCACAAATACCTTTCCTTCAGCTTCTGCTGACAATTGTGACATAGCAAATATTGTACAATTATGTTGCTTGGATATAATCCTTAACCTTATATAAATATCTTTAAGTTTATCGTGTTGGGCTGTATAGGTTCCTTCAGGTTGGAATTTATCTGCCATATCTGCCACAAGAATGTCTGGTTTAAAAAATTTAACTGCCCTTTCCATGCGATTTAAATCCCAACCAGTAGCGTCTACCAATTTAAGTCTACTCCTTACTGGGACGAATAGCTCATTTGCTTTTGTTTTATCTTTATGGATATTCTCCAATGACATGTCACAAGAAGAAGTTAGATATCGACCACCGACACGACCAGTGTCTTCTTCATTAGCCAATACCAATACAGTAGCTCCTTGATGTAAAAACCCATTCGGTCCTGCACATAAATAAGCATGTGAGCTTGTCTTTCCTGTATTCGGCCTTGCAGCACCCACAATCAATTGTCCACCGCTCACACCGGGAACAAATTCTGCCAAAGTAGGTATATTTATTTTCCATCTGGAAGTTAGTTGGTTTTTTCTTAAAAGCTCATCTATGTCT